GAATAACCTCCGCTTCCACCCGCAAAAGAGTTTATTGTTACTACTGCATTAGTTCCGCTACAAGTATAACTTATGTTAAAAGATAATGGAGCCAAAGTAGTTGTAGTAGAAGTTGTTGTTGTCGCTGGACATCCAGTTAAGCCAGTTGCCGTAATTGATAATTGCAATCCACTTGGGTCGGTATAATACACCGAATCAATCCTAAATGTTTGACCAATAGCCGTAACCCTATCATTGATATTAAAAGTTCCATTAGGATATTGGGCAGATGTTACACTAGCACCCGTACCGCAATTAAAAAGGTTATACCAAACTGGAGGCACCGTTGTAGTTGATGTTGTTGTCGTTGTTGCACAAGCTGGAGTAACAGAACGCGCTCTTCTATTTGATGGGTTTGCCGCATCTCTTACCGCAACCCAATGTATTGTGTCATCTTGATTATAATAAATCTTAGATGTTCCAGCGGTCCAAGCCGTTGCAGCTAAAGCAGCAGATTGAGTTGAATAAACATTGTCAGTATATTCATAAGTTCCAGCACCACCCGTATATGTGTCAGATGTTAAATAAGCCGTTCCACCAGAACAAGTATATGTTAAAGAGAAATCCACTAAAGCTAAAGTTGTAGATGTTGTTGTTGTTGTTGTAGTGGCTGGACAACCCGTTAAACCCGTTGCAACAATTGAAAGATATAAACCCGCTGGGTCCGTATAATAAACACTATCAATTCTAAATGTCTGTCCTATTGATGTAACCCTATCGTTTATGCTAAATGTTCCGTTTGGATAATTAGTCGAAGTAACTGTTACACCAGTACCGCAATTATACAATGCGTACCATACTGGCGGTTGAGTTGTTGTTGTGGTCGTTGATGTTGTTGTAGAAGTCGTAGTACTTGTACTTGTAGTAGTTGTGCTAGTTGTCGTTGTTGTACTTGTTGTTGTACTGGTTGTGCTTGTAGAAGTACTTGTAGTGCTTGTAGTTGTCGTAGGAGTTGCATCGGTATAATACTTGCCAGTCCCTTGTAAAGTAACGCTATAAGTCCCTATATCTTTATTGCTACCGCTTATATCAAAGTTGGTTATAAAACAATAACCGCTAATATATTTAAACCCACCTATGCCATTGTCAATAGCAAATCTTATTAAAAATAAAGTTCTGTCTAAAACAGATTGAGCCATTTGCTGGTAAGAATATCCAGTTAAGGTTATTATGCCTTCGCAAGTAGCATCCCAAACTGCAAGGTCTGTTAGGTATTCTTTAAAGAAAGCATCTGTTTTGCTAGATATTTCTTTTTGGTCCACTTTTACATTAAAAGTACAATTGGTAGAACAAGCAAAAGGGGTCTCCGCAGTAGGAGTTACCGAAGTGTCAATTTTATATAAAATAACGTCTTTGCCTTGTACTTGGGTCGCCATTTTATTAAGTTATTGTATATGCGCCAATTCCTTGTAATGAGATTGAATAAGTAGATATATCTTTATTAGGTGCATTAAGTGAAATAGAAGTTATGTTTGCATTTCCACTTAAAATGGTAGTACTTGTACCATTATCGATTGTAAACTTAACCGCAATAGTAGTTCTTGATAATTGATTTGAAAGCATATCTGCATAAGAATACCCAGATAAAATAACTAAACCCTCGCAAGTAACTGTCCAAGATGCTATGTCAACTTTAAATTCTCTAAACCAAGCAGAAGTTTGGCTTGTCACATCCTTTTGATCTACTTGAACATTAAATGTGCAATTAGTAGAACAAGCAAACGCAGTATCCACACCTCCAACCGTTTTATAAAGAATGATATTTTTACCTATTACTTTGTCTGCCATATTGCAAATTTACTTAAATTAATGTATTATATGATATTTCATAACCATTAGTTGCAGTTATGTTTGTATTAGATATTTGCAGTAAGGTTGCTTGAGTTTCGTCATTAGGATAGCTAATTGTTGCATTTCCTAGCATATATGAATTATTAGCTACATTTATTTGGCTTGGGTCTGTATCAGTAGCCTTAAATAACTTAGAACCATTTAAAATGCCATTAGATGTAGAAAAACTAGATAAGTTACAATCTATATTTATAATATTACGAGCATATACATTGGTAAACTTTTGCATCAATAAAGATAATAAACTAGGGAACGTTCCAGATCCGCCATATTCGTACCAAGATGAAGGGTTATTGCCATTGCTAAACATTATAATTCCTTTTTCTATTGGATATACATAATAACTACTATAACTACCATAAGGAATTTGAACGCTTTTAACATAATCATTTGTATTATTTATATAACTAGAATAATATATACTATTGATTAATGGGGTCATTTGCAACGACATATTGCTAATAGCCGCAAAATTACCAGTTCCAGCCTCTAATTGAAATTTAAAGTGTAATTCTCCAGATATTGGAGTTATGGCAGTCTTAAAACTATAAGAATTAACATCACTACCACTTGGTCCAGAATATGGAGGAACCGTATAAAATTGAGATGTACTTACCCAAGCAGTTCCATTCCACCACCAATTAGCAGAACCATCAGTTAATAATATATAAATAGATGCTCTAGGACTAGCACTTAAATCTTGCCCTTGAAATATCCAAGAAAATTCTAATCTTACTCCACCAGCTATTTTAGGATAAGAACCAGCTTTAATTGCAATAGAAGCATCATTAGTCCCAGATGTTGTTCCTTTAACTAATCTATATGTTGCAAAAGAATCAGTTGTATTATTTACTATTGAAACACTACTACCAACACCGTGAAAGTCTACTTCCCAATTGTCTGCATATAAGCCAGTAAAAGGTCTAAAATTACCATTAGAAAAGTAATTATCAGCAACTTCCATAGTGTAATTACATTCTACTTTGTTAAAGCCTTTTTTCATCAATTTCATCTGTGAGTTATCTAAGAAATATAATTTACTTGTATTTCCTACATATCCTTGAATAACGCTTAATGTATTTAGATTGCTACCGCTTGATGCAACAGTTCCCGTGTATGTATATTCTGTAAACCAATTATTTTCATTGGCAAATTCATTTACTGCTACTATCCACCATTTACCTCCAGCTTGAAATACTCTACAACCAAATGATTTAACAATATTAGATAATACAGTTAAAGAATTTAAATAAGTTGCTCCATTATCAATAAATGTTCTATATGGCAAATATGCTTGATTAAATGGCTCACTATAAGAATGCGTTGTTCTATCTTCCATACCAGTTGCATAATAAGAACAAACTGTCATTATATTAGGATTAGTAGGAAACCCACAACCATTTAAACATAATCTAATAAAGTATAATAAAGTATTTGTAGCGTTTGTATTTGTAGAAGCTGAAACTGGTAATGGAATACTTTTAAGTAAACCTAATCCATCAACGGCATTAAAAGACAATTGTTTTCTACCCGTTGAATAACTTATTTGTACGTTATCACATAAAACCCAGCCAGACCATTCTAAATTTGCATCTAGAAATAGTTTAGCAAAATACTTTCTATCATTTAATGTTGTAAAGTCTGGGATATTTGCTAGATTATCTGTTACATCTAAAACAACCCCTAATTGACTTGCGTATATTGGTTCAAATGGGTCATCCGAAGTTGGAATATATTGTAGGTTAATACTTACCCCTTGATATTCAATAATGCTTCCACCATAATCATCTTCTTGCAAATATAAATAAGCCGTTTTGCCAGATTTAGTAGCAAAAGTTGCTTTGTATTTATTTTGGTATGCCATATTATCTTCTTAGTGTTAAGTTAGAATTTGCTCTTTGTGTTGCTAGTACTAAATCACTTCCTTTTAATAAAAACTGACCTAATAAATTACCACCACCAAATCCAATTCCAGTATCTAAAGCAGCAGCACCTAATGGAGTAGCACCAACACCCAATGCAGTTAGAATAGCCTTAAATATTAAAGCTTGTGCAACCATTTCTACTAATTGTATAGCAATTCTTTTAAACGATTCTTCTAATGCTTTACCTATATCCCCGCCATTAACAAAAGTCTCAAATACGTTGTTAAAACCACTTGCAACAACGCTAGTTAATTCCGCAGACAATTTTAATTGTGTGTTTAATGTTTCTTGGTCCTTTGCCGCTTTAGCTGCTATATCGTTTTGTGTATCTGTGTACCAAGCTGGAACATCTTTGCTTAACTTATCTGTCTTTTCTCTATTAAGTTCATAAGGCATTATAACTGCCTTTCTATTTTGCGCTCTTGTAGGTCGTGCTATTTCTTTTTCGGCTCTTATTTGATTTTCTAATTCGTGCCAAAAATTATTTGTTTCCTCACTTTGTGCTTTTAATGCAGTAGTAGACAAAGTAGTTGAATCTTTATACTTTATTTGCTCACGAGTAACATCTGTTAAATTAGTTTTTAATATATTAATATTCTTATCAACCCCCAATAATTCTTCTTGATGTTGACTTAATGCCTTATTAGTTATTTCTGTATTATATTGAACAGATGCCATTGCACCAGAGGCATTACCAATGGCAGCTTTAATAAAGGTCCAAGCAGCGGTAGCGGCACCAACCTTATCCCTCATTTCTGCTAAACTATCTAATTGTAATCTTGCTTTCTTTGCTTCTTCTTCCGCTATCAATGTTGCAAATGCTTGTGCTAATGCTTTACGTTTTAAAGCCTCTGTAATACCATTAATAACTACTTCTAATCTTGCGCCATCACTTATATCTAATTTTTGTAGTTCAATATTACCCTTATAAGTATTTTGTAGTTGTTTTAATGCAGTTTCTCTTTCATTGGTAGACAATGTATTATCTTTTACAATAGCAGTTAAAATATTTAACTTATCTGCTTCCGCTTGTGCTGACCCAGCCGCTTTAGCAATGCCATCATTCATTTTTCTTACTGCCAAATCAGCTTCGGATATTTGCCCTATAAATTGAGTAATTTTAGGACCAAATGCAACAATAATAGAAGTTAAAGCACCTACCGCCAAGCCAATACCCGCTGGACCAGCTAAACTAGAAATCATTGATTTTAATGCACTCGTTGTACTTCCAGTAGTTTCCTTTAATCTTTGGAATGATTCTAACATCGGATTGATGTTATTAGATATACCTATAAATCCATAAGGAGCATCTTGCGCAATTCTAGATAAGTTATTTAAAGCAAGTGCCGCTTGATTACCAGAATTAGGAATGTTTTTAAACGCATTACCTAAATTATTAGTAGCAGTAATTGTTTGTTGTATATTATTAACGGCTTCTTTATTGTCTGCCGTTATCGTAATTTTAAGAGTTTCGTTTGCCATTATTTTAATTTACTCCATACAACTTTAATGTTCTTTTAAATTCCTCTTCCGTTAATTTAGGAGATTCTTCCTCAACTTCATCTGTTGGTAATGGAAAGAACGTTTTTAAGCTTTTAGGAGTAGTATCGGTTGTATTCGACCTATAAATCATATAAGCTAAAGTTCTTGTTCTTTCCCACTCTTTAATCTCCCTATTTTCAAAAGCCATTCTATATAATAAAAATTCCCGCCAAGTAAGTTGCCAAAAATCGTTAATTGTCAAGCCAACCTCTAGTGCGAGAATAATTATTGAATCCCAGCTATAAAAACCTATTTTTTTTTTGCCTCTTTCTTGGTTTCTTGCAAATCTGGGGTCATTGAATCTTGCATATACTTCATAAATGCAATCAATTGCCCTTCTTTAGCAGATAACCCACCTACTTCATCTATCCATTCACAAACCTTATATTCGTCAAAATCAATAGGCTTTTGGAGGCTCTTATACCCACTTTCGGCAGCAGAACTTATAATATTAACAATAGTGTTTAGATCATAGTTTCCATTTGATAAAACCGTTATTAGTTCCACTAGAGTTTTATTCTCTAATTCACAAAAACGTTTCATTGCCCAAGTACCCCATTTCAGAGGAATTGTTGTGTTGTTGTTCAGTCTTAGTTCAAACATAGGTTATTGTTGTTTATGCGGTTACTGTTTGTGTTAATGGCGGAGTAACTGCGGTAAATGTTGCAGTAAACTTAACGTCATCTTTGTCATCAGCTTTTACACCAAAATCACTAATAAAAACAGAACCAGTATAAGTTACATCTCCAGTTGTTGGAGTAACTTTACCCATCTTCATATTAAATTGAGTTTTTGCTGCGTGTGCCGTGTATAATGCTTTGTAAGAATCCTTACTAGCAACACCAGTTTCGTCAATAGCAAATCCTTCAGCATCAAATGATTGCTTGAAAATAGGACTTGGTACATACGAGTTACCACATTTAGAAGTTGCATCAATAGTGTCATTAGTTGACTTGAATGCGTTTGTTGTAAGACAAGCGACTGGTTTGAATGTTCCGTCTCCGTCTATATCAGCAAGAAGGATATAATCCCTACCGCTTACTTTTGTTTCTGCCATTTTATTTAATTTTGAGTTATTATTATATTATATGTTATAATTGTTCTAAAGACGTTGTCAGTAGGGTTTAACGCATCTAAATTTCTTATACTTTGAACACTTAAAGCAGATGAAGTAAATCCATTACTTAAAGTTATTTTTGTATCCGAATTTATATTAGCTAGAACCAAATTGCTTATTTCTTCCGAACGTTTATAGCCAAAGTTAGCATTTTTTGTGACAATGTCAACTACAATAGAAATACCATTTGTATAACCTATCTTACCTTGTTCTTGAGTAGACATTCTACCAT